ATGCCCCCACCCCCTATACATATAACACCACAACATCTTGTCGCGCAATATAAAAACACCCCCCGTCATGTTTTTTAACCACAAACCCTACCCCCTATATTATTTTTACAAAAGCGTGTACACTCCGCTCCCATTGGAGCTACAAACCGCTACCCATGATTCTTGTTACACCAGAACTAGATATACCCGTACCCTTTTCTCTCACCACAGAAGAGGCCAAAGACCTGCACCAACGAGCGCAAGCTGCGTTCAACACGGTGGAGTTTCTGACGGCCAACGGGATGCAACCCCCTGTCATAACAGCGGCTGACAAGAAAGAAGCCCGCGCCCAGTTCTTTGAAACCCCGTCTGCGGGTAGAGAACTCAATTCAGCAGCAGCCGTTTTGCTCAAGTCCATGTTGGACGAGTATGACGTTGAGGTTGTACGCAACGCTGCACAGGTGCGTAACTACGTGAAGATGCGGTTGCTGATGCTGACAGGCTCAGACAAAGAGTCCACCCAGTTAAAGGCGCTGGAGATGCTGGGCAAGATGAGTGATGTGGGTGCGTTTGCAGAACGGCTGGATATCAATATCACTCACAGGACAACTGAAGAGTTGCAAGCTGAATTGGCTACTAAGTTATCAGCCTATATGGACAACATCATTGATGTGGAGTCCAGCGCGTTGCAGATCAAGGACGAGACATACCTCAACGGTGCGTCTGCGGTTCAACTGATTGATCTGGACGAAGAGTTAGGCATGACGGGCAAAGAGTTGGAAGAGATTGATGAAGATTGAGTTGGTGCTGGAGAAACTACAGACACTGCCATACGCGCAGCAGCAGACGCTGCTCAAGAAATTCCCCCCGGACGAGCAAGAAGCCATCGCAGATATTCTGGATGAGCTAAATACCCGCAAGTTGCGTACACGAGCGGCTGATGACTTCATGGTGTTTGTCAGAGAGATGTGGCCTAACTTCATCCACGGTCGGCACCACGAGAAAATGGCTAAAGCGTTTGAGCGGGTGGCCAATGGGGAGTGTAAAAGGCTGATTATCAACATGCCGCCACGGCATACCAAGTCAGAATTTGCCTCTTACCTGCTACCGGCATGGTTTTTTGGTAAGTTTCCGGGCAAAAAGGTCATCCAGACCAGCCACACAGCCGAATTGGCGGTTGGGTTTGGTCGAAAAGTGCGTAACTTGGTGGACTCCACTAACTATAAGCGGATATTTCCGGCCCTAGACTTGCAGACTGACTCCAAAGCGGCGGGTCGGTGGAACACAAACTTCGGCGGTGAGTACTTTGCCATCGGTGTTGGCGGTGCTGTGACTGGTAAAGGTGCCGACATACTAATAATAGACGACCCACACTCGGAGCAAGAGGCCGCAATGGCCCAGACTAACCCAGAAATCTACGACAAGACGTACGAGTGGTACACATCTGGCCCCCGCCAGCGTTTACAGCCGGGTGGCTCTATTGTTGTAGTGATGACACGGTGGTCAAAGCGGGATTTGACGGGGCAGGTGGTCAAGGCTGCGGCCCAAAGGTCGGGTGAAGAGTGGGAAGTCATCGAGTTTCCTGCCATTCTGCCCTCGGGTAAACCCTTATGGCCCGAGTTTTGGGCACTCAAGGAGTTACAAGCCCTAAAAGAAGAGTTGCCTAACGCCAAATGGCAGGCGCAGTACATGCAGCAGCCCACGTCGGACGTAAGTGCGATTGTGAAACGTGAATGGTGGAAAGTTTGGCCACATGATCACCCGCCGACCTATGAGTTTGTCATTCAGTCGTGGGATACGGCGTTCTTAAAGACAGAACGGGCCGACTACAGCGCGTGCACAACATGGGGCGTGTTCTATCAAGACGACGACCGGGGCGTAAATCGGGCCAACATCATCCTGCTCAATGCGTTCAAGAAGCGTATGGAGTTTCCCGAGTTAAAACAGCGGGCGCAGGAAGAATTTAAGGAATGGGAGGTTGATTCCCTCATAGTAGAGGCCAAAGCGGCGGGTTCGCCCCTGATATTTGAGCTTCGGGCAATGGGAATCCCCGTGCAAGAGTTCACCCCCAGTCGGGGGAACGACAAGATTGCCCGTCTAAACGCAGTATCTGATTTGTTTGCATCTGGGCACGTTTGGGTGCCTAATACGCACTGGGCAGAAGAATTGATAGAAGAAGTCGCCAGTTTCCCCTCGGGCGAACACGATGACTTGGTAGACTCTATGAGTCAGGCACTACTGCGCTACAGGCGCGGTGGCTTTATTCAACTGGCGTCTGACGAAGAAGATGAACCACGGCAGTTCCGCAGGAAAGAGCCGTACTATTAAGGATGAACCATGGCAACAACTGGTCTAGACCTGCGTACATTGGAGCAGCTTAGGAGCGAAGGCATTGACCCTAGCCGTTTAAAAGAACGCAAGATCCCAAGTAGGGAGCAGCCGTACACAAGCGCAGGTTTGCCATCTTTGCAGGTATTGGACACGCCTGCATTGCAAGGTACAAACACTGAAGCCTTTATGTTAGGAAGCAATCTTTATGCGGACTTTGACAAAAATCGCAGGCAGGCGCAGGCAGTATTTATGCGTCCAGACGCAAGGCCATACGCAATTGCTCACGAGCAGGAGCATTTGTTAGCGCGGCAAGGATTAGGCACACCCGCCGCAATTAACAGTAAATTTGATGAACTTGCAGGCGAAAAAGGTGGTGCAGTTCGAAAACAATTTGTTAAAGATGCCGCAGGCGCTGCGGAGCACCTCAAAGCAAAGTACGGCATTGAGGACGCTTATTTTAGCCCCCAGATGTTAGAACAAGGCGGCACCGCGCTGTATGAGCAACTAGCTTCGTTGGCTGGGTACGAAGCAGCAAACAATGTGGACTTAACCAAAGACCCTGTTCTACGCAAAACGCTTTTTAAAAACAAAGACGTGCGTGAGACGTACAACGCAATTACGGGGTTGCGGCAAACACGGTTGGATGCCCGAGACCTACCTCCTTATACTAGACAGTCTGAGCCTGCTGAACCGGGCATGATAGACAAACTAAGAAAAATGATTGGCTACGCTAATGGTGGCTACGTAGAAAACGCTGGGAACAGCAATTTGATTTAAGGATGAACCATGGCAATTGAGAAATCACTATACGCAGCACCCCAAGGTTTAGAAGAACTGGCTGCGATGAACGCCTCATCTCCTCAGATTGAGATTGAGATTGAAGACCCCGAAGCTGTGCGTATTGGCATGGGCGGTATGGAGATTGAGATTGACCCAGATGCGGAGGGTGAAGATGAGTTCAACGACAACTTGGCCGAGTATCTTGGTGAGAATGTTTTGCAGAGTGTTGCTGAAGATTTAATCAGCGACTATGACGAGGATGTAGCCAGCCGCAAGGACTGGATGCAGACTTATGTTGACGGCCTAGAACTTCTGGGTATGAAGATTGAAGAACGCACGGAGCCGTGGGAGGGTGCATGCGGGGTGTTTCACCCCATGCTGTCAGAGGCTCTGGTGAAGTTTCAGTCCGAGACAATGATGGCCACGTTCCCAGCCGCTGGGCCAGTGAAGACCCAGATCATTGGCAAAGAGACGCCAGCCAAGAAAGAGTCTGCGCAGCGCGTGCAAGACGACATGAACTACCAGTTGACGGACGTGATGAAAGAGTACCGGCCTGAGCATGAGCGCATGCTGTGGGGCTTGGGTTTGTCTGGCAATGCGTTCAAGAAGGTGTACTTTGACCCGGGTTTGGATCGGCAAGCATCGTTCTTTGTACCCGCTGAAGACCTCGTTGTGCCCTATGGCGCGTCTAATCTAGAGTCCTCACCACGTGTGACGCACGTGATGCGCAAGACTGAGAACGAGTTGCGCAAGCTACAAGTGGCAGGTTTCTACCGTGACATTGACTTGGGCACACCCGACAACGTGCTCGATGAGGTTGAGAAGAAGATTGCCGAGAAAATGGGCTTCAGGGCCACCTCCGACGACCGTTTTAAGCTCTTGGAGATGAACGTAGACCTTGACTTGAAAGGCTATGAGCACAAGGACAAGGAGGGTAAAGAGACCGGCATTGCACTGCCATATGTGGTAACCCTTGAGAAAGGGACTAGCAAGGTGCTGGCCATTCGGCGTAATTGGGAACCTGATGATAAGACCCACGCCAAGCGACAACATTTTGTCCACTATGGGTACGTTCCCGGGTTTGGCTTCTACTGCTTTGGCCTCATTCACCTGATCGGGGCTTTTGCTAAGTCAGGCACTTCCCTTATCCGTCAGCTTGTTGACGCTGGTACGCTGAGTAATCTGCCCGGTGGTTTCAAGACTCGCGGCATGCGTGTTAAGGGGGACGATACACCGATTGCTCCGGGTGAATGGCGTGATGCGGATGTGGCCAGCGGCACATTAAAAGACAACTTACTGCCGCTGCCTTATAAGGAACCTAGCCAAACACTGATGACGTTGCTGGGCCAGATCGTTGAAGAAGGTAGACGTTTTGCCAACACAGCAGACCTGACGCTCAGTGATATGAGTGCACAAGCGCCTGTAGGTACTACCTTGGCTATTCTTGAGAGAACTCTGAAGAATATGAGTGCCATTCAGGCACGGGTTCACTACAGCATGAAGCAAGAGTTGGGACTCTTGAAGAACATCATCGCTGAGTACACACCTGAAGATTACGACTACCAGCCAAGCGAAGGCTCCCGTAAGGCGAAGAAGTCTGACTACGACGATGTGAACGTGATCCCCGTCAGTGATCCCAATGCGTCAACAATGGCGCAGAAGATCGTGCAGTATCAGGCTGTGCTCCAGTTGGCGCAGGGTGCGCCGCAGTTGTACAACTTGCCACTCTTGCACCGTCAGATGCTGGAGGTGCTGGGTATCAAGGAAGCATCCAAGCTCGTGCCAATGGACGATGACCAGAAGCCGACCGACCCGGTGTCGGAGAACCAGAACGTGCTCAAGGGCAAGCCGGTCAAAGCGTTCCTTACCCAAGACCACCAAGCTCACATTGTTGTGCACATGGCCGCGATGCAGGATCCCAAGATCATGGCACTCTTGCAGCAGAACCCCATGGCGCAAGCAATGCAGTCGGCCATGATGGCGCACATCAACGAGCACTTGGGCTTTGAGTATCGCAAGCAGATCGAGCAGCAGCTTGGCATGGCGTTGCCACCACAGACAGATGAGTCGGGCGAAGAAGTCAGCATGGATCCCGAAGTCGAAGCGCGGCTGTCTCCGCTGCTTGCACAAGCTGCACAACAGTTGCTCCAGAAAAACGTGCAGGAAGCACAGCAGGCGCAGGCAAAACAGCAGGCGCAAGACCCCATCATCCAGATGCAGATGCAGGAGTTGCAGCTTAAAGCAGAGGAGAACAAACGCAAGGCGGCTAAAGATCAGGCCGACAATGCCATCAAAGCGGCGCAGTTGCAGGTTGAGCGTGATCGCATCCGGTCACAAACCGACACTGCCGACAAGCGCATCAAGGTCGATGCGGTCAAGACAGTAATGACAATGAAAGCTGACCAGCAACGCCACATGACGGACACCGGGGTAGATGTCCTCAAACAACTCTCTAATAAGAGCCACGAAGAACAACTGCGGCTTATGCAGGAGCGTATTCAAGTGAGGCAGCAGGATCAACAACGAAATCGACAACCCAATAAAGGTGAGTAATGGATGCATTTGAAATTCTTATCAAACAAGCTGATGAGAAAGTTGAGCAACTCAAGGACTATCTGGCTGATGGCAAGTCCGAGTCCTACGAGGAGTACAAGAAACTGTGTGGTGAGATCCGTGGTCTGCTCATCATGCGGGGATACACCCTAGACCTGAAACAACGATTGGAGAACGCGGATGACTAGTTCCATCCTGTTGGCTACAGACGCCAACAACCCACAAGTCGTGGGAGCCTATAACTTTGCTGCAACCGCAGAGGAGAAAGGCAAACAACTGCCCAAGCCTTCAGGCTATCGGATTCTTTGTGCCATACCAGAGGCAGATAAAGAGTTTGAGGACAGTGAAGCGGGTTTGATTAAATCTGACCAGACTATGCGCGACGAGGAGACCCTCACTACGGTCTTGTTTGTTGTAGATATGGGGCCAGACTGCTATCAAGACCCGGTAAAGTTCCCTAATGGGCCGTGGTGTAAGCAAGGAGATTTCATCCTTGTGCGCCCATATTCGGGTTCTCGCTTGGTCATACATGGCCGTGAGTTCCGCATCATCAATGACGATACTGTTGAGGCCGTTGTAGACGACCCACGTGGTATCAAACGCAAATAAAGGAGCACAAAATGCCTTTTGAAGACACAGAATTTAAGTTCCCAGACGAAATTGAGAGTAAGGGTAAACCCGTACGGGAAGCCCCCGAAATTGAAATTGAGATCGAAGACGACACCCCCGCAGAGGATCGTGGCCGTCAACCCATGCCTAAACCCCTCGTTGAGGAACTGGAAAAGGACGAACTTGACCAGTATGACGATAACGTCAAGACCAAACTCAAGCAGATGCGCAAGGTCTGGCACGACGAGCGCCGGGAAAAGGAATCCGCTGTACGTGAGCAGCAAGAAGCTGTAACTTTGGCACAACGCTTACTAGAAGAGAATAAGCGCATCAAAGGTATTCTAGATACTGGCGGGAAAGAATACGTCACAACCATGCAGAGTAATTCTGATATGGAACTGAAAATTGCCCAACGTGCTTATAAAGAAGCCTACGAGGCAGGTGACGCCGACAAGATGATGGACGCCAACCAAGCGTTGCAAATGGCCAACTTAAAGGCCATACAGGTAAAAAACTTTCGCATGCCCTCTTTACAAGAGGAAGAAACTCGTGTACAACCTCAACCTGTGCAGTATCAACCTGCACCGTATGTACCCGAACCGGACAACAAAGCAGTAGTGTGGCAAAACCGCAACCGCTGGTTTGGACAGGAACGGGGTATGACGGCCTTTGCCCTAGCTCTACACGAAGACTTGAGGGACAATGGCGTAGAGGTTGGTTCTGAAGATTACTACCGCGAGTTAGACAAAACAATTCGCAAACGGTTCCCAGAGAAATTTGAGGAACAAGAAGACAGTAGGCAGAGTACTCGCACAAGACCTAGTACCGTAGTCGCCTCGGCAGTTCGTAGCACGGCCCCCACCAAGGTTAAGCTAAAGCAAAGCCAAGTAAACCTAGCCAAAAAATTTGGCTTAACTCCTGAGCAATATGTGAAGGAAGTTTTGAAATTGGAGGCCCAAAATGGTTGATGTTAAAGACAACAAACTCACACGCGAGTTGACAACACGTGCGGTACAGGAGCGCCCTAAGCAGTGGATGCAGCCTGAACTGTTGCCTGAACCGGACAAAGAACCCGGTTACAACTACCGCTGGATTCGTGTTTCTACAATGAATCAGGCAGATCCCCGTAACTTATCGGCCAAACTCCGAGAAGGCTGGGAACCCGTTGCCATTGAGGAACAACCGAAGTTTCGACTGTTAGCCGATCCCAGTAGCCGTTTTAAGGACAGCATTGAGGTTGGTGGACTATTGCTTTGCAAGACACCTACTGATTTTGTAGCCCAGCGAAATGCCCATTTTGCCAAGGTTACCCAATCTCAGACAGATGCTGTAGACAATAGTTTCATGCGTCAAAGCGATGCGCGGATGCCGCTCTTCCAAGAGCGTAAATCCTCAAGTAGCTTTGGCAAAGGTACTTAATTTTTAAGGAGTCTTAAATGGCTTATCCCGTCGTCTCGGCCCCCTACGGCCTAAAGCCGATCAACCTGATCGGTGGTCAAGTATTTGCGGGGTCAACCCGTGAATATGCAATCATCAACAACTACGCTACAAACATCTTCTACGGTGATCTTGTGGCCTTGGTTCGCGGTAACTTAGAACGTATTTCTGTAACTACTGGTACGCTGGGTACAGTTGCTGGCATCTTTTTGGGATGCTCGTATACCAACCCACTGACCAAACAGAAGACGTTTTCTCAGTATTACCCAGCAAGTACTGCTGCGGGTGACATTGTTGGTATCGTTTGTGACGATCCTGACACCGTGTTCTCTGCTGTAGTTTGCTCGGCTACTACTGTTATTGCTTCTGGTGCTCGTGCAATGATTGGCCAAAACGTGGCAATGATCAACAACGCTGGCAACACTGCAACTGGTAATTCAAAGAACGCAGTTCTAGCTCCAACCGATACGCCTGCAACGACAGATGCTCTGCCTTTGCGTGTGTTGGGTTTGAATCCAGATACTGAAGTCTCTCTTGGTACTGCCACATTCACCAGCATTTCAACCGCCACTATCACTTGTAGCGCAATTCCCTTTGCGTTGCCTGTTGGTACTGATGTAGGCTCATTGGACTCTAACGGCAATTACATTGCTTCAGGTTCCTTTGTAGATACAGCAGCGGCGGCTGGTGCAACGACTGTGATTTTGAATCAAGCCCCCATCACTGCGTTTGCCGCAAGCTCAACGTTGGTCTTTAATCAGTTTCCAGAAATTCTGGTCAAACTGAATTTTGGTCAGCACGAGTATTACGCAGCAACTGCAACAGCATAAGGAGCTAAATCATGGCTATTTCACGCGCACAACTACTCAAAGAACTTCTCCCCGGCCTGAACGCCCTGTTTGGTCTGGAGTACGCTAAGTATGGTGAGGAACATAAAGAGATTTATGAGACCGAAACCTCTGAGCGTTCTTTTGAAGAAGAGACGAAACTGTCTGGTTTCTCTGCTGCCCCCGTTAAAAACGAGGGTTCTGCCATTGCTTATGACAATGCGCAGGAAGCATGGACTGCCCGATACAAC